TATCCTTTTCTTGACGTGGTTGTGGTCGATGGTGTTGCTTACTCACATTACTTTGCAAGTGGTGTCATGGGAAGACCAGTTACATCAGCACAGGCTCTCATTAATAAAAAGCACATGTCATGCTTTGCAGGACACCAACAAGGACGGCAAATTGCCTATGCAAGAAAAGCAGATGGCACTGAGATTACTTGTATTATAGCAGGGAGTTGTTATCTACATAATGAAGACTATCTGTCCTCACAAGGTAATAATCACTGGAGAGGGATCTATATGTTACATGAAGTAGATAATGGTGCTTTCGATGAGATGGCAGTTAGTTTAAGATATTTAATGAAGGAGTATAAGTAATGCACCCATTAGAAACAATATATAAAAAAGCAGTAGAACAAGTTACTAGTGGAAAAGGTAATGAAAGACATGGTGATGGTGATGACTTTATGTTACAGCCTTGGGTTAACATTACTAGACTACATGGACGTGGTTTTCTAACAGGACAAGCACAGAAGAAACTAGAAGAGGCAGTCCGTAATCGAGTCGGTCATAACTACGACTGGTATGAGCGTGAGTTACTTGGTGCTATCAATTACTTAGCTATGGCATTACTTGCTGAATATGAGATTGGTAAAAGTACTACGGAGGAACTACATTGATTACTATTGAAGAATTAGCTGAACAGCTAGAAACATTTAGTGAGGTAGACTTACTAGAGATACTAGACATTGATTCAAAAGAATTAATTGCTAGGTTTATGGATAAGATAGAAGATAAGTATGAAGATCTTGTATCTGAATTTACTATTGATTTAAATGAGGAGAATGAGGATGATTAATTTACCATCGGTATATCAAGACGTTATTGCTATGTCTAGATATTCTAGATATATTCCTGAGAAAAAACGTAGAGAAACTTGGGATGAAACTGTAGATAGATTGGTAAACTATTTAGAAAGTAAAGCACCAGAATTAAAGAAAGACTTAAAAGAAGTTAGAGAAGCTGTTCTTAACTTAGAAGTAATGCCTTCTATGCGTTTATTAATGACAGCAGGTGAAGCTGTAGAACGAGATAATATTGCTGCTTATAACTGCTCTTACCTTGCTATTAATAATAAACGTGCTTTTAGTGAGGCTCTTTATATTCTAATGAATGGTACTGGTGTTGGTTTTAGTTGTGAACGACAAGAGATTAACAAACTACCTGCAGTACCCACTGAAATGTCAGAAGTCAAAGACATTATTGTCGTTGGAGATAGTAAACTTGGATGGGCGAAAGCCTTCAAGAAATTGTTATCCAGTCTTTGGGAAGGAGACATACCACAGATTGACTACTCACATATTCGACCACTAGGAGCTAGACTAAAGACATTTGGAGGACGAGCTAGTGGTCCAGGACCCTTAGAAAAACTATTTAAATTTGTTATTAACAAGTTTGTAGAGGCTAAAGGACGTAAACTAAACTCTATCGAAGTACACGATATTATGTGTATGATTGGTGACATTGTTGTTGTTGGAGGTGTCAGACGATCAGCTTTAATTTCTTTAAGTAATCTCACAGATAGACGTATGAGAGATGCTAAAACAGGTGCTTGGTGGGAAAAAGATGAGCATCGTAGACTTGCTAATAACTCAGTAGCTTACACAGAAACACCTGATAGTGAAACGTTTATGGAAGAATGGTTAGCTTTAGTTAAATCTAAATCTGGAGAACGAGGTATCTTTAATCGTGTGGCTGCTCAAAAACAAGCTAATAAATGGGGAAGACGTGATCCTACTTTAGATTATGGTACTAATCCTTGTAGTGAAATTATTCTACGTGATAAACAATTCTGTAACTTAACTGAAGTTATTATTCGTGCTAATGATACAGAAGAGTCTTTAACTAGAAAAGTAAGACTAGCTACTTTGTTAGGTACTATACAATCTACACTTACTAACTTCCAATTCTTATCTCATGATTGGATTAAGAATACAGAAGAAGAAAGACTACTTGGAGTATCATTAACAGGTATTATGGATTGTAAACTAACTTCAAATCCTGATCCTAAAATGTTAGAAAGGTTAAGAGATGTTGCAAGAAAAACAAATGAAACATACGCTAAAAAACTGGACATTCCTGTGTCTACGTCAATTACTTGTGTTAAGCCTAGCGGCACTGTGTCTCAGCTTGTTGACTCTGCTAGTGGTATACATACACGACACAATGACTACTACATTAGAAGAATACGTATGTCTAAAGCAGATCCTATATATGACTTCTTAAAAAACAAAGGTATTGAAGTAGAAGATGACTTGTTTGATAAAAGTAAAATAACGGCTGTATTTAGTTTTCCTATGAAAGCACCCAAAGGTGCCATACTTAGAGATGAAATGACAGCTTTAGAACAATTAGAAAACTGGCTTATTTATCAACGTCATTGGTGTGAACATAAACCTTCTGTAACTATATCTGTTAAAGATGATGAATGGATTCAAGTAGGAGCCTGGGTATGGAAACACTTTAATGAGATTAGTGGAGTTTCTTTCTTACCTCATGATGGTGGATCATATCAACAAGCTCCTTATGAAGACTGCACTAAAGAACAGTATGAAGAGTTGTTAAGTCGTACTCCTAAAACCATAGATTGGTTAGACTTTATTGAAGAAGACGATAATACAGTAGGACAACAAACATTAGCTTGCACAGCAGGAAGTTGTGAAATATAATGAGAGTTTGTATAATAGGTAGTCGTAGTTTAGATAAAGCAGAAATAGTTATGCCTATTATTGACAAGTTCTTTAAAGAGCATACTAAAAAACCTCAAGTTATTATTTCAGGAGGAGCTAAAGGAGTAGATACTTTTAGTCAATTATATGCTAAACATAATGGACTTGACTTTATACAAATATTGCCGTATCATTTATTAGATCCCACTGTTGATTTTAACAGTAAATACTTTTTTGTTCGTACTAAACAAATGATAAGTAATGCAGATAAAGTACTAGCAATATGGGATACAAAAAGTAAAGGTACTGAGTATGGTATTAAACTTGCTCAGAAGTTAGATATACCAGTAATGGTAGTTAAAGTACCCTAGTTTTCCTTCCTTTTTTTACTAGGGTTTTTGGGGAACACCTGTAAGAGTTTATGCCTCTTTCCCTCCTCTCTTACAGGTAGTTCTTTTAAGGGGAAATTATGTTAGAATATGTATTAGTTATTTATATAAAAGATCATCCTAATTATATAGGTAACTTTGAGTCATGTGCTGATGCCACTAAATATATTCAACAATGTTATTTTAGTACAGTTATGCCTAGTGACTATTATGTATCCTGTCAACATCAAGATTATTTGTTTTTACCTAAAGGTTTTGTAGCTATTTACCCTGAGGATTGTACAAGTAAGTAAGCTCCAATATTTGCAAAAGAATACCCAAAATACATAAAGCCTAACGCATAGTTACCTAACCAAAACTGTTCTAAACTAACTCCTAAATAGATTAGACCTACTGCTATAATTAAACCTGTACTCATTAGGAATATTCCAAAGATTAATAGGAGGAAATTCTAGTTCTTTCCACTCAATCATAGTAAGCTATTTAAATAATCTTTAGTTTCTGCAGGTAATTTAGTTTTCCAATCACCACCATTAGCTTCTACTAATTTATCTACATTTCGATAACCATAGTTATAAGCAGCTAAAGCTTTTTCTTTGTCTCCACGATAGTAACTTACTAATTTATCAAGATAGTTTTGTACCCATTGAGCTTGTTCCATTACAGAAGAAGTTTCAAGATCTATAGAAGGTAAACCAAATCCTGGATCTTTTGCTGTACTAGGTAATATTTGGAATTGTCCTAATGCACCTTGAGGTGATTTAATTAATTTACCTGCTTTATCTCGATGACCTTGTTTTGATTCTTTAGGTCCTAACTCATTAATAACAAAATCTAAATCAAGTTCTTTAGCTTTTGTTTCAGTTATAGGAGGTTCTTGTTCTACAGGAGCAGTTGTAACTTCTTTTGTAGATGTCGTCTCTACAGGTTGTTCATTAACTATAGGAACTGTTTCTTCTTGTACTTGTTGTGGTGTAGCTTTAAGACTATCTAAAATACCTTGATTTGATTCAGTAGCCATTAACTTACCATATGTTTTAATACTGTTATTTAATGGTACTACATATTTATTATTAAAGTTATTTTTAGCACCAGGTACAACAACTAATCCTTGACCATCTGTTTTAATAGTTAATCCTAATGTAGTAGCTTCTGCTTCCATTTGACTATAAATTTGAGGAACAGTTCTTTCAATACTTTGAGTTAATGTACTTTGACGAGTCATATCTAATGACCTAACATCATCACTTGTTACTACATTAGAAGCTATACCTGCCATAGTTTCAGTATATAATTTATATTTATCAGCAGCACTATCATTTTGATTATTAAATGCTTCATCAATACGATCAAATAAAGCATTAGCTACTTCAGTACCTTTAGTATCTCCTGATAATTTAGTTAAAGATATTTGAATACCTTCTTGTACCATTGATTTATTTTTATTAAGAGGACTTATATTTAACATTTCATCTAATGATGATATAGCTTTATTTCCTTCTTGTTCAAACACTTTATTAAGATTACCAATAAATTGAAGATATTCTTGAGTATTAAGAGGAATACCTAAAGTATTTGCAACTACAGCAAGTTTTTCCATTAATGTTGCAGTTTCTGGTAAAGCTCCAAATCTTTCTCTCATCTCTAATGTAATTTTATTTTCAACAATAGACTTTTGAGTCTCAATGAAGTTTTTAACTTCACTAAGGTTTTTATACTTGTCAATAGTAGTTAAAGCATCATTTAAGTTATCTTTATAACGAGTAAGTCGTTCTTTAATTTCAGGTTCATTTAAACCATAAGAAGAAAATGCTAATTCAGCATCCATAATACGATCTTTAATATATTTTTGGGCATTAGCTTTTGCTGTTGCTAACTCACTAGGAGATAGTTCTTCTCGTGTAACTATTTGCCCAGTTTGTTGATCAACATTAGTAATAGTAAAGATTTTTTCAATTTCATTTATATCTGTAAATTGTCTATTTAATGTTATTTTATCAAATGTACGATCTTTAATAGCTCTACGAAGTTGTAATTTATCAATATTTTCACCTCGTTTTGCTGCTTTATCAAGAGCATCATCACCAAATTTAGCAGATCTTAACCACTGATTCATAGCATCCATAGCTTGAGCATCTAATTGACCATTAGGCAATCTATATAAAGCAGTATTTAAATTAAGATTATTATCTTTAGCTTCTTTATAAATCTCTTTAAACATCCATTCATCCATACTTGCTTTAGAGGTAGCCATTTTGTCGTCAAGTTTAATACGATTTTCAATACCATTTAAATCAAGAACAGTCTTACCATGAGAAAGAATTTCTGATTTAAGATAAGGATATTGTATTACTTTATCTTTAAGTATTTGTTTTACTCGTTGATCAAATTCAAAACCAGTAATACGTTCTTGTGACTTTGCTTTGTCTAAGAATTGTTTTTGTGTATCAATATCTGATAAAACATTGTTAATAGACTGATTAACTTCTTCAGCAGATCCTGATTTTTGACTTGGTAGTTTAGCTAATTCAGCTTCAGACTTTTGTAAACCTTGTTGTTGTTCTAGTATTTTAGAAGGACTAGCAGATTCATAAGCATTAATTTCATCTTCTATTTCACCAGTAATTCCTTGAAGAGCATTAAGCTCAGCTACATCTTTATAAATAGCTGTAGATAATTTAGCTGCATTAGTAAACGCATTAATATCTGTAGCAGATCCATAGCCTGCTGATTTATCAATTACAGGTTGTTTAACAAAAGGAGCAACATTTCTTTCTCCTATTTCATCTGTAAATCTATTTGCCATTATTGTTCTCCTTCTTTAGGCTCTGTTTGTTTTATATTAAAACGTTCTTTTAACATTTCTACAGCTTTTTTAGTAGAAGGTTTGTCTATACGTTCTAACTTATTAATTACATTATTAATAAATTCATTAGTTTCTCGTTCTTGAGATCTAAATAGTCTACCTAAAATACTTGATTCTATATCACCTTTAGCAGCTCTTCGATCAAAAGCTATAATTTGTTTTTGTATAGCTAATATATCGTCTTTATAAAAGAATTTACCACCTTGTTCTAATACAGTTAAAGTTTCTCCTATTACTTTCATTTTATTTGTAACTGTTTCTAAAGGTGTTGAACTGTTTTTAACATCAGGACTATTAAAAATCTTTACCATTTGTTTGTAAACATCTTCAGCTACTTTTTTATTACGTTCATTACGTTTATTTTGATCTGCAAGTATTGCATACATTTCATTTTCATTTACAGTTCTAAAACCAAACCATTGTGCTGCAAGCTCTGCTTGTGTTTTTTGTAATTTTAAACTATTACCAAATGATGTAATAATTTCACCTGATTCTGCTTGTACATAAGATTTAGTAATATGACTCATACCTGATACAAACTCAAATACTCGAGGTAATGCAGAAGTCATTTCTTCTTTAGTAATATCTTTAGTTCTCATAAAGAAATCAAATGTATCAAAAGCTTTTAATAAAGATTTTGATCCTTGTATTGCAGGTATTCTAAATGTACCACCTTTTTCAGTAAATATATCTTGAATATTATAGATAAATTCAACAAAAGCAAAAGGAGTACCTGATTCACCCATAGGTGCTACTGATGTTGAGTAATCAATATTAGGTCGTTTACCTTCACCACCTTGAACAGCTTGATAAAATAACTCATTTACAAGGTAGTTAGATAGTCCTCGTTCTATTAAAGCTCTAGTATTCTCATCTAGTTGATCGTCAGGATGTTGTTTATCTAACATATCAACTAAGAATTTACCAAATATAAATCCTGCAGAGCCATACAATAATGTATGACCTACAAACCATCTAGCTCTTGCTGCTTTAGTTAAATTAGTTGCATTGTTTTGGAAGAAAATATTAGCAATCTTTTGTACTGCGGCAAGGAATTGAAATAAACTACTTGTTAAACCTTTTTGGAAATTAAAAGCACCTTGTCTAGTTTGTGATCCTGATAGTCTCCATCCTTCATAAAATATGTCATCTTGAGTACGTTTATCTTTTAAATTAAGGTCTTTACCTGCTAATTTACGTTTATTCATCATAGCTATATTAGCAAAGAATAATCTG